GATATTAGAACCTGCTGGTCGAATCATATTCAAACCAACACCTACTCCACCACCATGTTTGGCGAGTAACATCATTTCTAAATTCTTAGTACCAATATCTTGAATAGAATCTGCAACATCGATTCCAAAACAACTGATAGGTAATCCTCTATCTGTTCCTGTGTTTGATAGTACAGGTGTTGCGAGATTTAACCAACCTCTCCAAATGTAATCAAAAAACTTTGATGCCATTTGTGGTTTATCTAATCTACGAGCAACTGTTGTTGCAACTCTCCAATAGGCATCTTTTGGAGTTTCACCAGCTAAAAGGTATCCTTTACTGATAGTTTTTACATATATTTCTGTATTTGCCCAATCAGGAAAATCTACACCGAGTTCCCAACCTAAATCGTCTCCATAATTTTTCATAACTTTTTACCAAATATCGTTAAAATCTTCACCTTCGTTTGCCTTAGAATAATCTGTAGGTCTAACTGCGAAGAAATCGGTATGAGTTTGTCCACCTGTTAAATGATAGAACCAATCTAAGTTAGATGCTTTATCATCATCCCACTCAAATACACCGTCATACCCTAATTCTTTTAATTTTTCATTACCTCTTTTTGAAATAAAATGTTTTAAATCTTTAGATTTCATATTTTCTAAATCACCCATCTCAAACATCTTATCAATAAACTTATGTTCCATCTCCACCATATATTTGGCCGCTTGAACAACATCATCTTTAACCTCATCTATCAGTTCAGGATATTCATTACACATTTCTCTGAATAATTGACATCCCATTTTAGAGTGAAGTGATTCATCTCTTACACTCCATTTCATTTGCTGTCCGATTCCTTTCAATAGATTTCTCATTTGAAAGGAATACAGAACTGCAAAGGAACTATATAGAGATACACCTTCTGCAAATGCTGAGAATATCGCCAATGAACGAGCTACTTCTTTTCTTGCTTTAGGATTCTTTTCTAAATCCTCATGTGTCCAATCTGCTGAAGTAGATGTTAGATACTCAAACTTTTCTGCAATTGCAGGTTCGTGTAGGAAAGCCTCAAAATCTTCTAAACCTAATGATTCGTTTAGATATGAATATGCGGTAGCGTGGATTGTTTCTTGTGAACCAAACATCATCGCCATTTGTTTGATTTCATGTTTTGGAAACCACTTTGTAACCATTGTAGTCCAATAATCAGATACTGCACATTCAGTTTGAGCAAAACCTAAAAGAATGTTACCAACCAAATGTTTTTCCGATTCATTAAGATTTTCATTCCAATCTTTTAAATCTCCTTGCATTGGTATTTCAGTATGTAACCAAAATGCCTGTGCTTGTTTCAACCAACCTTCCGTATAATAGATTGGGTATTCAAATGGTTTAAACGGTATCCTTTCTTTAAATAATTTTGCCATAATTTCTTTCTAATTTTTTAGTTGATTTTTTTACTGTTGGGTGATTATATATATGGTTTAAAAACTAATATCCCCATTCATTTCATTATATTTTTGTAACAAATTTTTTCTTACTAAACTCTCCCCTTTGTTCATATCACTTTGGGTTTTTTTACCATCAATGGAATCATCAGAGTAGATGTTAATTCTACCATTACTCATATTGGCTTTAGATGGTAGAGTCATTCCATCTGGTCCAAATCTGTTTTTAATTACATGCCAACGACCTGTACCTGCTAATTTATCTTCAATCTTTCTACTGAGAGATACAACAAAATCAGCCGTCATTAGTTTTGAGAATGAACCTGCGATTTTTGTACCTGTAATAATATCATCTTCTGCTCCACTACGATTAATTTGTGATGCCGTATATAATGGTACTTCGTATTCACCTGCAATACCTCTTAACCCCTCTACGATTTCTTCTAATTCTTCGTGTCGTTCTTTTCTACTATTACCTTTTAACAAATCAGCGTAATCTACAATAATCACATCAGGAGATTTACCTTGTAACTTTAGTTTATCTAAAGATGCTCTCATAGTGTTTAATCCTGCAGATTTAGTTGGCCAATGTTTTACGATAATATCACCACTCAGTTCTCCTACCTGAGTTCTAACATCATCTAAATTAAATTTAAGATTAGGTACTGCGATTCCAGTCAATACAGAATCATATCTCTGTCCTACATAACCTTCATTAAGTTCTAATGTATAGTGAACTACCGTTTTACCTTTTTTGGCGGCGGCCATTCCAACATTTACTAATGCCCACGATTTACCAATACCTGGTGGAGCGGCGAACATTATTAATTCACCTTTACCAAAACCACCATCTACTAATTCATCGATTGCATCCCAACCTGTAGGGATGATGTTTCTAACTGTAGATTCATACCTTTCAACGATGTTTTCTTTATACTCATGTCCAACATCGGTATCTTGTCCAGCTTTCATCGCATCATCTATCTTAGATTTGATTACATCAAACTTACCATCACTTAATAAATCTACTGATTCTAAGATTGCGTTCTTAAATGTTTGATTTTTACAGAATTCTAATGATTGTTCTTTTACATACTGTAAATCATCTGATTCTAACCCTATCCAAACTTGTTTTAGGTTATCTACTATAGATTGTTTGAGAACATCTCTCTCAACCCTATCTACTTCGGTTTTAAACACATCTAAGGTTGGTAGTTGTGAGAAGTTATCAAAATGTTTTAATGTTTTAGTTACTATCCACTCATTTGCCTCAGAATCAAACATTTCTGGTTTTAGAATATCATACATTTGTTGTAAAAATATTCTATCCGATAACAAAGACGAAAGTATCTTTATCTGAAAAGATGTACCAAACTTATTCCCAAATTTATCCATATTGTTCCAATATACGAATTTTTATTGTAATTACCAAATTATTTTCGAGTTTGTTTGGAATATTTATCCAAATCACCCCAAGTGTTCACTAACCACGTTTCTACATTCCTAAACGCAGTGTATAATTTATCAACCATAAACTCTTTTTTGAATTTAAACGAATTTAGTTGATTAATTGGTGAATTTATGATATTTCGTACATTAGATGTTATAGATGAACCCATAATTGGGTTTGATAACTGCATTAAATCGTAATTTAACTTTATTGTATCAGTATTTTCTAAAATTTTGTTTTTTAACTTCTCATCTTCCAATTCAGATACCTTTTCAAACAAAGTATCTATTGTTAAATCATCAGATTGGAGAAAATCTAACTTATTTACTAAAGTTTTAGGGCCGATACCCCTTACACCAGGAATATTATCTGATTTATCACCATCAAATATCCTATAATATACTAAGTTGTGGGAAGGAACTCCATACAACTCTTTTACATCCTCTTTTTTCATCCATTTCTTCTTAGTTGGTAGATAAACTGAAATTCTATCATCAACTAATTGTAAGAAATCTTTATCAGAGGAAATTATCATAACTTCTTTATCAAAGATGTGTCTGGCGGCGTATGCCATAACATCATCTGCTTCAATGTGGTCTATATAACACAAATCTACAGGTAGTAAATCTAAGTACTTAATTAATAGATTGAAGTTTTTCTTCATAGATTCTTGTTGATTCTCTAAATCTTCGTAACCAACTAATCTATTAACCTTTGTTAGACCTGTTCTACCTTCTTTGTAACCACTATGCATTTTTTTTCTACGATGAGAACCACCCTTACCATCAAACACCACCAAAACTCTTGTGGGTTTGTTTTTACGGATAAGAGCGCCGAGGGATAACAGAAATCCTGTCAATCCCCCAACATGCTCTCCATCATCATTCAGAGTTGGAACTGCACCAAAACATCTGATGAACATATTTAACCCATCTACAATCATTACCTTATCATTTACATCACCAATAGATGATTTTGATAAGTTATTTAACATTTCTTTGTAATTAGATTTCGTGAGTGTCATCAAATTCTGTTGAGTCTGTATTTGCACTTTCAGAGGCTTCTTTGTATCCTAAGATATATGCATCACAGATTTGGTTATACATTTGTTCCTTTATCTCTGGTCTTTCATTAAGTAACTTTTCAAAATCTTTTGCTTGAAACTTAATTTCTTCACCTGTAGATTCATCTACCCAAGTGTACCATGCTCCACCTTGTGATACTAACTTATATGTTTTCATAGTATTCAACCACGAACCATATCTATCAATACCTCTATCAAAGTAGATTTCAAAGTTTACTGCTCTTAGTGGTGGGCCCATTCTGTTTTTAATAACCTGAACTCTGGTTTTAATACCAACAGTTTGGTCAACCCCACCAACTTTAGAATTTAGTTTACCCATTTGTTTCATTCTCAATCTACAACTTGCGTGAAAACCTAACGCTTTCCCACCTGATGTAGTATAAGGGTCTCCAAAGGATACTCCCATTCTAACTCTAAGTTGATTTGTGAATACAACCAATATTCTCTCTCTACCAATAAGATTTGTAATCTTTCTCATTGCTTTTGAGATAATGATTGCTTTTTGAGTAGCATAACCC